ATCAAGATACGAGCCACAAGCTTCAAGCGACAAGCAACAAGCCTCATCTAACTTAAAGCCACAAGCAACAAGCTGCAGGATACTAGTACCTGGAAACATTTTGCAGGCACCATGAGTCCTGTGCCTGGCAATGATAAAACTATTCTGTGGATGCCTTAAATGAAAGCTGATTTGATGTGCTGAGAGATTAATTTTGTTAGCAGATGTTAGCTTGAGCTCAACAGTGAAAAACTTGCCAGAAGTATTATAGCCCAATAGATCGGGAGTCCCCAATACGCTAGTATTTTCAAGTCTAGTCCACGAAATATGTGGAGTAATTTTCTTAAGATCATGCCATAATTTTGTTTCAGGTTTCATCAAATAATGATGCTAACAGATGTTTACAAAATCAACTTTGGTTTACCCATTTTGGCTAATTCTTCATGTGTATTTATCACTAAACGATGTGTCTCTCTAGCACCTAAAATTTTATTTTCAACTAAATTAATTGATTGGACATCATAATGTCTACCATCTGGTGTTCGTACTTGTACACGAGCATCTTGGGCTACACTTGCTTTCATCTTTGGTCCCAGAAACCTTTCTAGGATTGGCATTATATCTCTACCTTTTAACATTCTTTTCTAACTCCTGTATTCTATTAGTTAATGTAGCAACATCATAAGACAATAATGTGTTATCTCTTTTTAATTCATTAATCTCAGAGCCAGCTTGTCTACATTTATTTTGTAAAAATTGTTTTTGTTTAGTCAACATTTCAATGAGTAGAGTGAGATCACCTTGACCTCTGTCTTCTTTTATAGAATGTGTAACCTCATTTTCGTAGGTTTTATCTTCATCTTTCATGTTTGACTTTATAAGACAATATACCTATATTGTCAAATATGAAGACAGTTCAGAAAAAAAAACCAGGCCTACCTGCAAGGCTAACACCAATGCAGATGAAATTTGCAGAGTTATTAGTATATTTTGAAGGACGTAAGTACGCTTATGAATGTGCATTAGAAGCAGGATATTCAGGGGGTAAGAGTGAAAGTGAGAATACATTAGGGGCAAGAGTAGAAGCTAGTAGACTGCAAAATCCAAAATTATTTCCTCACGTTGTTAAGTATATAGGGGAATTAAAAGAAGAACGTAACAAAAAATATGGTGTCAATTATGGTGGACATTTAACTGAGCTCGGTAAGATTAGAGATCAAGCATTAAAAGATAGATCATACTCAGCAGCCACAGTGGCAGAAAAAGCTAGAGGCCAAGTAGGTGGTCTTTACATAGAACAGAAGATTATTAGGACAGGTAAGGTTGAAGACCTTACAGAAGAAGAACTAGACAGTAGAATAGCAGGTATTGTAGATGATAACTCAAGAATCCTAGAAGTAAAAGAAGATCCAGATATAGACCCTAACGAGATCAAACCTAAATTACCTTTAGCTTAATTAATTTTTTTAATAGACTGTATTACTGATGTTGGAATAATGGTTGTGCTACCAATATTATCAAATGTAGGGTTATCTTTAGACAAAATATAATCACTAAATATTCTAGTAATACCTTTGCTTTGACTTAACAAGTAACCCTTAGATACACATGTCGGTAGTTTTTCTTTGTTTAAATCTTTTGTGTTGGACCAACCCGCATCACCTTCGATATCAAGCCATGTTATCTCTACAAATGGGTAAGACTCAATCTTGTTGCCTAAAGATTTTATATTTAGTGGGATAGTTTTTTTGTTTTTTATTTTTCTTTTGCTTTTTTTCTTCATTATAGAGACCTGGGTTATGTTTTTTATTAAACTCTTTTATCCAGTCAGATTGACCAGACCAATTTCTGTTTCTACCTATCATATCCCAACCCCTATAACATTTCTATAAATTTTTTACTATATTTGGAACCCAAAAGTTCCTCAGAGCCCCTAGACGCTCTAGAAGTGTTGTATAAGAAGGCTGATCACCTCAACCCCAGATCACCTCAATATTGAAAAACCCTTTTAGCTAAAACATGTATTCTCAAATTACTATAGGGAGGTGATGAGCCCCGTAAAACCTCACTTTTTGTAAAAGTGTGATATATATGTCACTATAAACAGTCAACACAATACCTTGGATCCCTGCTGCTTGTCCATTTGTACAAGGAATTTGTACAATTCTTAGCTCTACAAGTTAAAACACCCTTGTTGCTGGACGCTTGGTCCTGGTCCCTTGTCTCATGTTCCTTTTTATTTTGTAATGACTGTCTGTAGCTCGCATCTAGGTCACGTTGTTCTTGTTGTAATTTATTAAACATGTCCTTATCCTTCGTCATCTTGATTAGCTATCTCCTGCAATAACATTATCTTATTTTGTGCATGAGATATTATACCAAGATGCTGTTCAATTCTACCATAAAGTCCAGTCAATTGATCTGTAGGTGCTAAATTAGTTTCAGCTTTCAATAATTGTTTCATTGATTTTTCCTCTTCCATCATGATAGTGTATTGCCTTTTTATTATTTCACTTACTATTTTTTTGTTCATAGTATCTTTCCACCCTTTCTAAAAACTGATTTTGATATTTAATAAACTCTTTACCATTTACAGTAAACTTTTGAAAATAGTTGTCTGGGGTGCACATCAGCACTACACCCTGAGTTATGTCGGTATTGTAGACTTGGTTATGAGCCATCGCATAAGCGCCTAACTGCATAAAATAGTCATCAATCCATTGTCTTTGCTTAGGTTTATTAGATTGTTTAAAATCTATTATACTATCTTCATAGTCATAAACGCCAACCAAATCTGTGGCCCCGGCATATTTGCCAGGATAATATAAAGTTACTTCTGACCCCCATACTTCTGATAAACTAGGTAATCCCTTCTCAATAATTGTATCTGCCATAGCTTTAGCTGTAATTCCTTCTGGTGTTAGATCTAAATGTCCTTCACCTAGTACATGTTTTTCTAAATGTAAGTGCATGTTAGTGCCCCGTGCAGCTGACGTGTCTCTAATTCTCTCAGCTTCTACGATACCGACTCGAGCCTTCCATTTATCGAGAGAAGCCTTCTTTTCGTCACTTTGGGTAGCCCCTAATATAGTTGTAACACTTGGTAATTTTTTGCCAGTTATCTCGTAATGTCTCCGACCTTCTATTGAACTTCTCATTGAAGCTGGATATTCGTATATTTTATTCCATTTCATATTCCACACATCCCGGTACAATCATTATTAAACATATCTAACTGTTCTTTGTCCTTGTCTTTATCAAAATCAATTTGATCTATTGGTACACAATCTCTATGTAAATAAACCTTATCCTCTGATTTTTTTGTATTACTCCTAATTGCTTTGTCAAATTCTATTACTTCTTGCCATTCTTTTGGATCTCCTTTTTTAATTTGACTCCATTCCTTATTGTTATGAAAAGGACAAAAAGTACACGCTGATCTTGGTGGTGTAGGATATTTATTTTTAGCCATCCAATCTTTACAAGATTGTCTATTCATTTTTTTTTCAATTAAAGGATATACATTTGTAATGTATTTAATTTGATTGGTTTTAACTCTAAAAATTTCATCAGTTGATATACCCATAATCATTTCTACCGAAGTTCCATTTTTTCTTCTCTCTCCTTTGGCTAAACCTAAAAGATTTCTAACTTTTTGATTAACAGGATTTATTTTATAATTACTCGTGCACTGGCGGCGTAATAATCCTTTTTTACCTGTAGTAGAATTTTTTGTAAAAACTGGTATAGTTACAAAATTCCATTTAGGATTCATACTATCCTCTCTTAAATTACCAAAAGAAACTTTGTACAAAGGATAAGATATTTTACTTTCTAACCAATCTAACCAGTCATATACGGCTTTTGGTTCACTAAAAGTATCTGCAAATATAGCTGCATCTACCATAGGTATTTCGCCTTTTTCAATCATCAATGCCAGTGTTGAACTTTGTACCCCTGCACCTAATGATAATATTCTTAATTTATTATTTTTGTTTATTATATCCATAACCATCCTTTCTGTTGCCGTATAGTTTTTGCCATGACCAACTACTCAAGTATGTTGAGTAATGGTATATTCTCATCAATATATACTTATACATGTTTTTTTCTAATCCTTCCAAATAAAGTTCTC